GGACGGGCGGGCGCTGTTCTTCAGCAGGCTGTAGTTCCAGCGCATCCCCGCGTTGTGCGTGTCACCGGCCAGCGCAGCCGCCATGAGGGGCGATTGCCCGCGCCAGTAGTCGTCGGGGTTGTAGGTCTTGACGAACATCAACTCACTTTGCCCGGTCAGGCGGTCCACGGGGAAAGCCCGCTTTGAGTTGTTGACCTCATGCACATACTCGCTCGGCAGGCCGCGGCGACCGGGCACCACCTTGATATGCGCGGGATTGAGCGGCCAGATTTCAGCCGGAATGCCAGCGTTGCCCGAGACTGCCGCCATCTCCCCGAACAGCATTCGGTTGACCAGCATCTCAGTGACCCACGCATCCCAAGTCATCGAAGGCGTCGGGCGCTTTAGCAGGTCAAGCGCCGGGTGTTCCTCAATAGCGTCACCAGTCGGGCCATACAGTTCAATCTCGATTGACGCGGCGGCTTTGGTGATCTCCGTTATCGCGCGGTAGACGATGACGTTTAGCTGGTAGCCCTCGCGGATGTAGTCCTGTGCGCTAGACTTGCGGGACCACGTTTCGCCCACGGGCAACATGAAAGCGCCGCCGTTCGGGTGTTCTTTCGTCTCGCGACGGGTAAAGGGCCAAGCCATCTATAGCACTCCAAACACGTCGCCAGAGCCGCCCACCATAGGCTCCAATGCGTATCTCAGGGCGTCAATGTAGTGGTTGTGCGCGTCTACCAACTTCGGCATGATGTCTCCGGTCAGGCGGTCCTGCTTATACGAATACAGCCGAAACTCTCGCGCGGTTTCACGGCATTCCGGATGGATAATAACACGGGCGAAAGATTTGATAAAGGATATGCCGTCCTCCACCGATCCCTGCCACTTCTTCACCGATTTGATATTGGGCAGGCCGTGGCGTTGCAGGTAACTGATACTCTCGGGGCGCGCACTATCCGCCCTGACATTGTGCAGCGCCATGAGCGGCATTGCCTCGCGCACATAGGCGGATGTATCGTCCAGTTCCAGCCCGATCCGCCCCGCCTCGCGACGGATATACAGCCGGTCCCCGTGAATGTAGCACTCCACCGCCGCTGTCGGGTCTTGCGCGAAACCGAAGTCCAGCCCGAAGTATGGGCCGTCCCATAGCGCCTCAGGCTCGAACTCAGCAATCTCATACTTGCCCGCGAATACCTGTGCATCGCTGTTTTCCAGATACTCCCCATCCCACACATGGGCATATGTGGCCGGATCAAGGCGCCGTTGCTCCCTCTGGCGTAGAGCCTCTAGACCCTCGGGGAAAAATGGGTTGCTGTCGTAGTTGATGCGGGCGATCAGCGCCTTGTCAGGCGGCGACTTGCGAAACCGCTTGTCAACCGGGCTACCGTCAACGCGCGGGTTCCATATCGCCCATAGCTCGGATTTGGGTTGCCGGAACACGGTTGCCTCCAGCGCCAGCCAGCTATCCTCTGGAACGTCTTCGGCTTCCTCGACAATGGTCAGGTCAATCCCCGCAAGCGACTTGATGCTGGACGTATTGTGCCGCAGGCCCCGAAATATGAACTCGGTGCCGTTGCGGCCACGCAGGTAATCCACGCCCACGTCATAGTGTGCGGCAAGCCAGGGCGTGCGCTCAATGGCGTCCTTGATCTCGCGGTGGAAGCTGTCCTTGATGCTGACCTGCAATTCACGGGTGCAGAGAACGCGGAGCGGCTCGGCATAGCCCCACACAGCCGCCATAAGTGCCGCCGTCTGTGACTTGCCCGATCCCCGCCCGCCGTATGCCGCTCGATACTGGACGGCTCCACGCGCGGGCGTGAATATCGGCACGAGAGAGGGCGGTATCTCAATTACCGCTTCCATCCGCCCCTTTGATGATGATGGTGGTGGGCGTCATGCTGCCATCCTCGGACGAATGGTCAATTTCCTTGCGGTCTCGCCATTCCTTCGGCGCGCGGTTCTTTAGTCCGAAGATGCAAGATGCGGCGTTGCCGTCGCCAGTCTGGGCATTCTTGCGCAAGCGGTCTTCCCACCACATAGCCGCAGCGGCCTGCCCTTCCTTTACGGCGTCCATAAATTCAGGGTGTGCGTCCATCCAATTATAGACGGTTTGCAGCGCAACCCCCAAATGACCAGCCAGCCCGGCGACACTGTAACCATCCGCCATGAACGGCACAACTTGCTTACAAATGGCTGGATCGTATTTTGAAGGTCTTCCGGCTGGCATTGTCTTATCTCCTGCACGCAAGCGGCGTCTTCATATCACGCATTTGATTGATCGTTCAACATTAAGCCGATGCAGTATGCCGCGATGGGATTAACAGGGGTGGCGCCCTGCTCCCATCTTCGGATGGTGCGCTCGCCATTCAGACCCATAGACCAAACCTCAGCCAGATCGCGCTGGCTGAGGCAAAGGGCGTTTCTGGCCGCCTTGAATTGCGCGGGCGTCATGCTGCGGATTTCTCCGCAAGAACTGCCTCGACCTCTGCCCGCACCTTGGGGCTGTTGCAAACGCTGGCGATGTATTCGCCAAGTTCCGACACGTCCCAGCACGCGCGGATCATTTCTGCGTCGGACATGCCCGCCTTTTCGGCAGCGTTGCCGATGGTTGCAGGAAGCGCGACTGCTGCGATGCAGTCCAAGTCAAGCCGTTCGGCCAGGAGCGAGAGAGAAGAAACAAGAGAAGCCATCAGAACCTCCGAGGCTGTCGCCTAACCCGGCGCGGGGTGGGCTTCATTGCCCTATGCGTTACATATAGGACATTCTGTCCGCCCTGTAAAGACATTTTATCAAAAAATGCACGCAAGCGCCGCCCCGGCTTTCAGGCTATGCTCCGGGTTCAAATCCTCAATGCGCCCGGCGCTTGCGTTGGTGTGTTTCTACATTCCGGCGTGCGGTGGGGCGGGTTGCTCATCGTGCCCGCCCTCACTCATAGCAACACCGCACCTCTTGCCGACTGGGTTCTCAATGGCAGCCGCGAAAAGAGCAAAGAACATTTCGTCCTTCATCTTCTGGCGTATCTGCGGAACATGATAGCGCCAATGAGGCTTGGCAACATCAAGCGCCGCTTCGGCCATGCTCAATAGACGGCTGCTTGTCAGGTCTGACACTTCGTCAAACTTAACGTGCAGCCGCATTATTTCGTGCATTTCGGCCATGCCGTTCCTTTATCTGGTGGAGCCGCCCGGAATTGAACCGGGGTATCCGCGTGCCCTTGTGGGGCGGTGCGGTCTATCCTGTCGGCCCCTATCTCTTGTCCTGTCTATTGTCGCATATGGCGGGTGATGGGGCAAGTTATGCGGCGAACAGGTCCGCGCCGTGGCGCTCCGCTTCCCGAAGATTGCGCTCGGCCTGGGCTGCGTATTCAGGCTTCAACTCAAACCCGAGATATTTGCGGCGCGCCTTCACGGCCTCATAGCCCGTCGATCCTATTCCGTTGAACGGGTCCATCACCACATCGCCGGGGCGGGTGTAGAGCCTCAGGCATTTGCGGATGACATCAAGCTGCAACGGGCATACGTGCTTTTCGTCGTTGGCCCCTTTGGCATCTCGGAAGTTGCGCAGGACGTTGCCCTGCTGAATGTCCATCCAGACTGGGCTTGCCAGCTTCTGCCACTCCATGACGTCAAATTCGGCCTCCTTGATAAGATCGGCCAGCACATCATCCGGCGGGACGCCAGCGCAAAGCCCTTGACGCGACAAGTCCTCCAGCCACTCACTCGCAATCTTGACCGCTTCCTTGTCCTGCGGCGCGGCGTGGCTGATCGGCCTATCGTTGGGCGCGTCCTTGCGGAAGAACAGCATATAGTCAGGCATCCCGACGCGGTTCATCGCGCTGTCTTTGCGGATCTGCTTGTAGAGCAAGCCGATGGCCTTGGTGCGCTGCATTTCCACAACCGGATCTTTCCAGATCGTTGCCCTGCCATGATACACAAGGCCAGAGGCGGAATGCGCGCGGATCAGATCGCCGGAAAAGTCTTGCAAGCCGATTGCCCCGTGCTTTCCCTTGCGCATGGGAAGATCGGTGCAATGCACGCACACGATACGGCCAGGGCGCATGACGCGGGTCAATGCCTCGGCAAAGAAGCGGTATTGATCCATGAACGCATCACCTTCGCCAGCGTTGCCAAGGTCGCGCTCGCTATCACTGTAAACGAAAAGGTCTCCGAACGGCGGGGAGAAGATCGCACAATCAATGCTGTTGGCGGGCATGGCGTGCATCCCCTCGATGCAATCGCTGTTGTGGATCGCCCATCCGTTGCCCTGATATTCCGGCTGCTTTGTCATTGCACTTCCTCCTTGATCCAGTCCGGGAACGCAAGGTCAAGCGGGCGATCATACTTTACCCGCGTGGCCGCGACAGATTGCGCCCGCCTCATAGCTTCGCTCATGCGCCGCTTCATTTCATCATGTTTCTCGGCCTTGCCGTGGATTGCGCGCCAGATTGCCGCCTCGGTGTCGGCAATAACGATGTCATTCCGCACGCGCTCATTCTGCCCGAAGCGATGGGATCGACGCACGGCCTGATAATGCTGCTCATAGCTAAAGCTGATGCTGGCGAATACCGCGTGGGCGCAATGCTGCCAGTTGACGCCGAACCCTGCCAACTTGGGCTTCGTCACGATTGCGCGGTATCGGCCATCGGCAAAGCCCAAAAGCCGCGCCTCTTTTTCTTCCGGCTTCTGATCCCCGCGAACCTCAACCGCATCGGAGATTAAGCTGGTCAGAAGCGCGCTTTCCTCGTTGGTCTCGCACCATACAGTTACCGGCCTATCAGTATTCGCCAGTTCCGCCGCCAATTCGCAGCGGCGCTGCATCGTCAACCTCTTTTCTTTGTGGAAGCTGGTCGCGCTCAATTCGGGAATGCGGAAAAGCATATCCTGTTCAACATCAAGCGTCCGGTCCGCTTCGACTTCGTGCAGGCGCCGGTCAATTTCGGGCAAGACGTAACCCGCATCATCCCCTCCAAGATCGGACGGCAGGGTTGCGCATCTTGACCATGACGCCACCCATGACCAGAAGTCCTCTTGCGCGTGGCCTTTCAGGCGCCATTCCTGCGATGCCGTGGACGTGTCGTTGATGAACCACTTGGACAGCATTTCCTGTTGCCGCATGACGCCCAGAAATTCGGCATGGTTGCCAAGTTCCATGTGATCGTTGGGCGATGGTGTCGCGGTCGCCGCAAGTCGGTAATGGGTATTGCCGAAAGCTTCCATCAACAGATTGCGCGTTTTGCCCGCGAAAGATTTCAGGATGCTGCTTTCGTCCAGCACAATTCCGCCGAATGCGGACGGGTCCAGCTTGGGCAAGCGCTCATAGTTCGCCACCATAACGCCGCGCCCTACGTCGCATTGATCTCTGATCTGGCGCGCGGGTATCCCGAATTTCTCGCCTTCACGCACCATTTGGCCCGCGACAGCGAGAGGCGTCAGGATCAAGACAGGCTTGCGGGTTTCCTCGGAGACATGCCGCGCCCATTCTAATTCAATGAACGACTTGCCCAAGCCCGTATCAAGAAATGCGGCGCTCTTGGCGCGCATAAGCGCGAACTCGATAACAGCGGCCTGATGCGCCTTCGCCATCTCGTTGATGTCAGACGGCGAAAACCCCGGCGTCTTTGGTGCCGTGGCCTTTGACGCTATAAAATCGCGGTATTCTTGCAGGGACATGCGACCTCCTATCGCCTCCAATGTGTAAGCTGCGGCAGGCTGGTGGAGTGCCAGCCGTTCGGTAGCTAACCT